ATGCTGATGGGCGTATTGCCCGGGATCTGCGCGACCTGCGGCGCATGGCCATAGGCTGTGCCGTACTGGTCGTAGCCCTCGTGCTGGGCCTGACGCTGTGGCAATGAGGATGATCCAGGTGCGGCCCGTTGTAGGGAGCTACCGCCGTGCCATGGCCCAGGTGGCGCGCATTGAGGCCACGCCCGCCGCGATCCTGGCGCACCTCGGTGAACTGCTGGAGGGAGCGAGGATCTCGGGAGAGGTGACAGCAGAACGAGCAGGCTACGACCAGCGCAACGGCTGGGACACGTTCACCGTTCTGGTTGGTGGGACGCCCTGCTGCTATGCCGATGGTCCGCTTTGAGTGGTGTGTTCTGGTTCCGGTGCGGCGTCGATCTGCTGGCGTATCCAGGCTGCGCCTCCCAGCTTCCGCAGCTTTTCGCGCTGCTGCTCTGTGACGGGGATGTTGACGGCCTTCATGGGCGTGTCATAGAGGGCTTTGCGCCCACCACCAGGGGCGCGAGTACGGGGAGGGCTCGGATTGGTCATGGATTCATTCTATTTCATGCGCATAAATTAACCTGCAGGTTTGCTGGGGAATTCTTGTGTTCTTTTATTTAATGCGCACAAAATAACGAATCGCAATGAAAGGCTCCTATGACACCCACCCCGAACCCCATCTTTACCCTGCCAGGGTTCCTGGCCGCCGCGCATGCACTCTTGGCCGCGCAGCCAAAGGGCACAGGCTACCGGCACCAAGAGGGTGTGGTGCTGCTGCTTGATGGGGAACTGTGCCTGTTTCAGGAGGGGGAGGGCATCGAGGACCCCGCCGTGTGTGACACGTCAGCTTGGGAAGAGTCGGCCGCAATTGAGGTGGCTGCTCTCAAGCGACGGGAACTGGTGCAGCGGTTCCAGCCCTGCGAGGTCGAAGCATTCGAGAAAGGCCTCGTATGACCGCGAACACACTGCCAGCACCCGGGGCGCGTGTGCACATCGTGCAGCAAGGCATGCACTACTTCAATGGCACAACGCTATGCCATGTGACCGATAGGTGGGGGACGCATGCCCTCGTGCTGCTCGACTGTGGCGCTGTGAAGCGCTGCAACGGCCTCACTGAAAGGGGTCTAGGCTGGTACAAAGGTGCCAACCCCTACGCGCACGGGCCTGACTTCTCGCCGGCAATGCTGTCCGACTAGTAGGGCTCAGATACCCCAGGGACACTGCCCCGAGCCTCACGGCCGGGGCTTTTCTTTGCCTGTCTCACTTTCAGCGTGCCAAGCCTGACACGTTCAGCAGGATGAAGAAGCAACCTGCCCGCAAGACCGCGAAGACCACCAAGGCCAAGGATGGTGCGGCACCGAAGAAACAGCACATCACCACGGAGGACCGGCACAGGGCCTTTGCGCGGGAGTATGTGGCCCTGGCCTTCAACGCAACGCAGGCGGCCATCGCGGCAGGCTACAGCGCTGCTACGGCGGCTTCTCAGGGTGCGCGCCTGTTGAGAGATGCCAAGGTACAGGCGTATGTGAAGGAGTTCAGCCAGGCGGTGGTGGAGCGTGCCGAGGTGAAGGCCGAGGACGTGGTGCGGCGGCTCAACGACATGCTGATGGCCGATCCGCGCGACCTGGTTGAGGTCTACGTCTCCGCCTGCAGGCACTGCCACGGTGTGGCTCATGAGTACCAGTACACGCTGGCGGAATACAACGCAAAGCGCGAGAAGTGGCTGGACGCCGGCAAGGCGCCCCAGGACTTCCCCGAGCTGGGCGGTGTGGGCTACGACGCGAACAAGCCGCCACTGCCGGAGTGCCCGGAGTGCTTCGGTGCTGGCCGGCCGCGCGCCATCCTCAAGGACACGCGCACCATGCCACGCGGCGCCCTTGCCCTGTTCGCGGGCGCTAAGGAGGGCAAGTACGGGCTGGAGATCAACGTGCACAGCCAGTTGGACGTGGCCGAGAAGCTGATGCGCTATCACGGCCTCTACAAGCGCGACAACGAGCAGCAGGGCGGCGGGAGCGGCGTGGGCCACTTCGAGCTGCACTTCGTGGATGCGCCAGCGCGTGAGCACGATCCACGCGACGGGGAGGGCGCATGAAGCTGCCGCCACCCAGGACGCGGCCCACGGCCCTCGCGTTGTCCCTGGACGCGGCCCTGGCCGGCGAGGACCTGGAGCCGGACTTCGCCCAGGACTACGAGGTTGACCGCTCGCGCGTTCGGGTCGAGTTCCCCGCCAAGCTGCGCGGCCTGTGGCAGCCCAAGCGCTTCAAGGTCATGTACGGCGGGCGCGGCGGGGCCAAGTCCTGGTCTGTGGCCATGGCCCTGCTGGTGATGGGCAGCAATCGGCCGCTGCGCATCCTGTGTGCGCGCGAGATCCAGAAGTCCATGCGTGACTCGGTGCACCGCCTGCTGTCCGACCAGATTGCGGCCCTGGGCCTGGGCGGCTTCTACGAGGTGCTGGACACGGAGATCCGCGGCGCCAACGGCACGCTGATCCTGTTCGCAGGCCTGCAGAGCCACACGGTGGACTCGATCAAGTCCTATGAAGCCATCGACATCGTGTGGGTGGAGGAGGCCCAGAGCGTCAGCGCGCGCAGCTGGGAGGTGCTGGTGCCGACCATCCGCCGGCCTGGTTCGGAAATCTGGCTCACGCTCAATCCAGACCTGGCCACGGATGCGACCTATGCGCGGTTCATCGAGGCCGCCGACAGCGACACCTGGCTGTGCGAAATCAACTGGCGCGACAACCCCTGGTTCCCCGAGGTGCTGGAGAAGGAGCGCCGCCGGCACTTCAAGCGCGACCCGGACACTTACTGGAACGTGTGGGAGGGCCGCCCGAAGCGCACCCTGGCCGGCGCCATCTACGCGAAGGAAGTGGAGCGCCTGTACAACGACGGCCGCGTGTGCCTGGTACCGTACAACCCCAAGCTGCCCGTGCACACGGTATGGGACCTGGGCTACGCGGACAACATGGCCATCGCCATGATCCAGCGCACGCCCCTGGATTTCCGGGTCATCAACTACCTGCAGGACAACCAGCGCACGCTGGAGAGCTACATCGAGGAGATGGAGAAGCTGCCCTATCGCTGGGGCACGGACTTCCTGCCTCACGACGCGGCGCATGGCGACCACAAGTACGGGGTGACTTCGGCGCAGATTCTGGAGGATCTGGGCCGCGAGGTGGAGGTGCTGGACCGTTTTGGCGTCGAGGCCGGCATCCGGCTGGCGCGCGGCATTTTCTCCACGGCCTATGTCGATGAGCGCAAATGTACCCAGCTGCTGGACTGCCTGAGCCGGTACAAACGCCAGATCGACGCACGCACGGGCGAGCCAGGCGCACCGTTGCACGATGACGCCAGCCACGGCGCGGATGTGTGGCGATACGTGGCCATGTCCCTGCCGCGCATGGACAACGACACTGCGGGCGCTGTGCCGATCAGGCGACGCGCGGGCGGCATGGCACGCTGATCCCGTACCAAGCCTGCCACTTTCGCGGGCATGCCTGCATGTATCGACCTGCGCAAAGCGCACCTTCACCGCCAGCATGGGGACTTGCTGGCCGTCTACACCTGGATCAACGCCGAGCGCGCGCTGGTCCTGATCCCGGCCTACCGCCCCAAATCACCCTGGTACGTGGTGATGGAGAGCGCGGCCTATCTCTACGATGACCCGGCCTACTTGGCCCGCGCCTGCGTCAAGGCCTGCGAGGTGCTGGGCATCGAGCCCAACCGGCCGAACTGGGTGCGCGTGGCCACCATCGTCAACGAGGGCCTGCCCGACTTGGTGAGCATGCCCAGCGAGCCCACATGGCAGCGCCCAGGCCAGGAGTTCGGCACCCTGGTGGTCAAGTCCGATGGCAAGGAAATCGCGGCCGAGGCCCTGACCATCCCGGACCTGGGGGCCGAATATGTCCCAGCTTGAGGCCCGCTTCAACCGCCGCGCGGGCGTGGGCGAGCGCATCCTGAACGACGTGCCGCTGGAGTTCGACGCCGACGAGGAGACGCCGCCGCACCCGCTGGACCAGCCCGAGGCCCGTAAGACCCTGCGCAAGCTCCTGAGCTGGTACTACCGCGAGCGAGAGATCCAGGCCGAGAACCGCCTGCAGATGTCCATCGACGCCGACTACTACGACGGCGACCAGTGGGACCCGGCCGACGCGGCCACGCTGGAGGAGCGCGGCCAGGTGCCTCTGGTGTTCAACGAAGTGGCCGTGATGTGCGACTGGCTCATTGGCACGGAGCGGCGCGCGCGCGTGGACTGGAGCGTGCTGCCGCGCGCCGAGGACGACGTGCAGCTGGCCGACGTGAAGACCAAGGTGCTCAAGTACGTCAGCGACGTGAACCGCACCACGTTCAACCGTTCGCGCGCCTTCGAGGACACCGTGAAGGTGGGCGTGGGCTGGGTGGACTCCGGCGTGCGCAACGACCCCACCAAAGACATCATCTACGACAAGTACGAGGACTGGCGCAATGTGCTCTGGGACTCGATGGCCATGGAGCCGGACCTGAGCGATGCGCGCTACCTGTTCCGCACGCGCTGGGTGGATGAAGACGTAGCCATCACCATGTACCCGCAGCGCCGCGACGTGCTGGAGCGGGCCGTGCTGCGCGAAGAGGAGTTCAGCGCCCAGCAGTGGGCCGAGGACGAATTCTTCTTCCAAGGCCACACCAGCGAGCGCCACGTCAGCGGCACCAGCGGCAGCTACCTGGCCGGCGGGCGCGGCAACATCGACAGCGAAGCGCGGCGCCGCGTGCGCCTGATCGAGTGCCAGTTCCGCATGCCGGCGTCCGTTCAGGTGGTGACCAGCGGCCCCTTCAAGGGCTCGTTCGTGGAACCCTGGGACCATGCGCTGCGCGCCGTGGTGGGGGCGCACGGCGGCTCCATCGTGGAGCGCGTCGCCATGCGCATGCACGTCGCGGTCTTCACCGAGGGTCATCTGCTGGCCCTGGGCCCAACGCCCATGCGCCACAACAGTTTCAGCCTGACGCCCATCTGGTGCTACCGACGCAGCCGCGACCGCATGCCCTACGGCGTGATTCGGCGCGTGCGCGACCTGCAGATGGATCTGAACAAGCGGGCCAGCAAGGCGCTTTTCCTGCTGTCCACGAACCAGATCTTTGCGGAGAAGGGCGCCTTCGATGACATCAACGAAGCGCGCGAGGAGGTCAACCAGCCGGACGGCGTGGTGATCTATAAGGCCGGCAAGAAGTTCGAGGTCCACCGTGACAGCGAGATGGCCGCCGGCCAGGTGCAGATGATGACGCTGGACGGCCAGGCCATCCAGAAGTCCGCAGGCATCAGCGACGAGAACCTGGGCCGGCGCACCAACGCTGTCAGCGGCCGCGCGATCGAGGCCCGCCAGCTGCAGGGCTCGGTCGTGACCACGCAGCCCTTCGACAACCTGCGCTTCGCTGTGCAGATCCATGGCGAGAAGCTGTTGAGCCTGGTGGAGCAGTGGTACACCGAGGAGAAGGTGATCCGCCTGTCCGGCCACAAGGGCCGGCTGGACTGGGTGAAGGTCAACCAGCCCGAGGTCCAACCAGACGGGAGCGTGCGCTACCTGAACGACATCACGGCCAGCATGGCCGACTTCGTGGTGTCCGAGCAGGACTATTCGGGCACGCTGCGCCAGGTCATGTTCGAGAGCCTGAACCAGCTGGCAGGCCGGCTGCCGCCCGAGGTGGCCATCCGCATCATGACGCTGGCCATGGAGTATTCGGACCTGCCGAACAACGACCAGGTGGCCGACGAGCTGCGCAAGCTCACCGGCGAGCGCGACCCCAGCAAGCCCCTCACGCCCGAAGAGCAGCAGCAGGTACAGCAGCAGATGCAGGCCCAGGCCGAGGCCTTGCAGATGCAGCAAGAGAGCGCGCGCCAGGCGCTAGCCGAGCAGCAGGCCAAGGTCCGCGAGATCAACGCTCGCGCCGAGAAGCTGGAAGCCGAGGCCGAGCAGCTGCGCGCCGCCGGCGGCAACCCGGCGCTGGCCCAGCAGATGGAAGGCGTGGCCGCCACCGTGCGCCGCGATGCCGATCTGGAGCTGGAAGAGCTGCGCCGCAAGCTGGCCAAGACCCAGGCCGACCTGGCCAACAAGACGCTGCAGATCAAGGGCGACCAGGACGTGCGCCTGCAGGTGGCGCACATCGAGGCCGACTCGCGCGAGCGCGTGGCCCAGATCCAAGCCCAGAGCCGCCAAACGCTCGACGCCATGTCGGGCCGGCTGAACCAATTCGACAACAAGGACTGATATGGATCGAGAAACCATCGTGCGCACGGCGGCCGTGGAGGGCGCCAAGGCCGCGCCTCCGGTCACGGTCGTGGCCACCAACGTGGCCAACGGCTGGACCATGACCCACACGGCCACGGCCCTGACCATCCTCTACGTGGTGCTGCAGGTCATCTACCTGCTGTGGCGCTGGAGCAATGAGCGCGAGGACCGCCGGGCGCGCCAGGCGCAGGAGCTGGCAGCAGCATGCGAGGCGCGGTCATGAGCGGGGGCCGAGTGCCTGCCGCAGGCCTGGGCATCGGCGCCGCCATCCTGGCGTCCTGGATCGCGGCCGAAGGGTTCAGCGCCGCGCCCATCATCCCGGTGCGTGGCGACGTGCCCACCATCGGCCATGGCGCCACGCGCTACGAGGACGGCAAGCGCGTGACCATGGCAGATCCTCCCATCAGCAGGGAGCGCGCCCGCGACCTGGCCGTGAACCTGCTGGAGCAGCAGTACGGGGCCTGCGTGCGCAACTCGCTGGGCGACACGCTGGTGCACCAGGTCGAGTTCGCCCAGGCCGTGGACTTCGCGGGTCAGTACGGCTGCGGGGCTTGGCGCGGCTCCTCGATGTTGGCCAGGACGCGGGCCGGTGACTATGCCGGCGCCTGCCAGGCCTACCTGGCCTATCGCTTCATGACCAGCGCCCAGCCCCTGCAGGGCTACACCGCCTACCAGTGGGGCGCGGGCGGGCAGCCCACCCGGTGGCGCTACGACTGCAGCACGCCCGGCAACAAGGTGTGCCGCGGCGTGTGGACACGCCAGAAGACGCGCCACGCGGCCTGCATGGAGGCCCAGCCTTGATGGACCGCCTGCAAACCCATGCCTGGCAGTTGCTGGCCCTGCTGCTGGCGGCACTGCTGGTCTGGCAGTCGCTGGCGCGGCTGGGTGCCGAGCGCGATGCGGCGCAGGCACGCACGGATCTGGCGACCGACCGCCAAGCTGCTGCCACCGCCGCGCTGCACGCATCCGAACGCTATCGACAACGGGAAGGAGCCTACCGTGAACGCCTCGACTTTCTTGCACGCGACACGGACCGGGCCCTGGCGCGCGCTGCGGCGGATGCCGATGCTGCCCGCGCTGCTGCTGGCCGGCTGCGCGGCGACCTCGCCGACTACATCACCGCCCACCGTGCCGCCGCCCAGGCTCGCGCCGCTGCCGGACAGTGCACGCCAGACACCGCAGCCCTCGATCTGCTCGCCGAGCTGCAGCGCCGCGCTGACGAGCGAGCGGGAGCGCTGGCGCGCATTGCTGACGACGCTCGCGTCCGAGGGGCTGCGTGCGAGCAGGGCTATGAAGCATGGCGAGGACTGATGGACCAACGTTGAAGCAGCACCACGTGCTCAAGAGGTTTACGCGTAGCAGCGTTACAGCCTAGACTCTCGTTCGGGATAGCCTAGATGTGTGGGGGTCTTTGTTGACGTGTGATCTGCCTGAGCGTGCGCAACAAATCACTGTTCTTCATAGAGCGTTCTACGTCTTGCACTTGACGCATGTGCTGAAGAATTTTGCTTAATCGGAGATTGCAGTTACTATTGGCAACAATACGGACTCAGTAGTGCTATATGTCTCACGCCATTCCCACTTCGCTCAATGGTAACACTAACGACCTCACGACAGTCCGGCCCAGTGCCAATGTCCTGCCGGCCGTGGAGCTCTACTCGTCGCACTATCTCCGCTACAACGGACCGATTGGTCGGCTAGGTGCCAACCAGACGACCCACACGGCAGAGGTTAATTTTCCTGAGGGCCCTGCTCTTGCAGTTGTGAAGGCTTTTCCCTTGAAGGAAAAAGGTTGGGTAAATGAAGCGCTTGCATGGGCTCTGGGTAACGCCCTTAACGTTGGGGTCCCCCCGAAGGCCATGCTGTTGGCAGCGTCACCAAGTGACCTCGCTGGCTGTAAGGATCCGGAACTTTCCCTTGCAAACTCAATGTGGGGCCAATCTGGACCAATCATGCTGTGGTGCGCGAGTCGCTTAGAAATAAAGATGCCTCAACAGGTTTGGCCAGTCGGTTGGGAGCGGATAGTGACATCCAAGCCTTTCGGTCGCCGTCTCGCTGCTTTTGACGCTTGGCTCGGAAATTGCGACAGAATTGCACAGAACGCGCCATATTGGTTGGCAAAGGGCCGTATTGCAGCTATTGATCACGAGCGTCTGGCTTTTAATCAAGATTGGCGCTATATGGTTCCTGTTCACATGGATAAGGTAGGTGGAAATATTACATATCTTATGGAGGCAATTCGAGAATCGATCGCGAAAAAAAAGATTAAGTCGTCGGATGCTAAAGCCTTGATTGCCGATCTTTCCCAACTGAGTGATGAGCACTCAGGGGCTCTAGCAGCTGTTCAAGTTTCATCCGAGCAGCTTGTAATGGATAATTTTGGTAAAATTGCATCGACTTGTCTTCACGCATTTTTGGCGGATAGAGCAAGCCGACAATTCATTGATGAAAGATTGGAGCAGCTACGATGAATATCGAAGAGCTGTTGAAGAAATCTGCCTCAACTCCAAGCTGGAGCGGTAATTGGGCTCGGCTTTGGCTACGCCCGGATTTGTTCAGTGCACAAGAATATTTGGTCGGAGCTGTAGCACTGGATAGTCGAGGTCTAGCGGACTTTCGTGTAATAAGTGGTGTTCAAAAATTCGAATGCATTTACGGGTCAGACAGTAAGGTGGTGTTTGAACGGATGCTGGCGGAATTGCGGGAGTGTTTGTCTAAGGTACGGGCGGTACACGGATCTCTTAATAGCGATTTATTACCTGATTTTTTTCGTATCGATCCTGTAGGCACTCTTCGTGATGGTCTGCCCTCCGAGGCTCTCGATAGAATGCTTAGGGATGGGACCATTCCTTTAGAGGAGGATACTCCTAAGGGTAAAAAAGCAAGATTTTCCTCTCGTCCGGCAGCTGATATTGTAAAAGAAGTTCTGGATAAAGTTCGTAATAAGCTTGGATTTGAGGCAAATTCTGTTATATGTGAAGATTATTATGGTGACCAAAAGCACCAAGTCGGCGTAAATTTGGTTACAGCGAATGCCGCAGGAGTTGTCGCGAGTGGATGGTACTCATCTGCCGAACGCATCCAACTTGAGTTTTTGTTAGGGGCTAATACGTTGGATACATATGTGTCCGCTAAGAAAAGGGATAGGGCAAGAAGTGCATTATTTTTCATGAGGCCTACTGCCGAGGATGGTTTAACACGTGCAATTGCCGCAGATGTTGAAGCTCGTCTTGATGATCTTGAGTGGCGGCTCACCCAGCAACGGGTTAGAGTGGTGACTCATTCAAAATCCGAAGATCTAGCGGATGAAGTTACTGATTGGTTCCGCTCTCTAGCCTAGTGCATTTGTTTCTTCAGCAATTCAGTCGCCGGAGTTCTTAGGCCGTCCGTACCAAGCCTGCCACCCTGCCGTGATCCAAACCACGAAAGGACGCACACATGAGCTTGAACGACGACCACCTGCGCCTCCTGTCCGACGCTGAGCGCGAGGCCATGGAAGCCGACGACAACGACTACGACCCCGAGGAAGACAACGCTGCAGCGCTGGCTGCCCTGGGGCGCGGCCCCCTCGATGCACAAGAGGAAGAGGAGGGTGACGACGACATGGCTGACGCGGGCAAGGGCAAGCCCGATCCCAGCACGCCCACCGAACCCACTGAAACCACCGCTTCGCCCGCTGCAGCGCCTGCAGCCGCTCCTGCTGCAGCGCCCGTAGAACCCACCGATGCCACGCAGCCGACCGACGCGCCGGCTCCGAATCCGCAGACTGCCCCTCAGGCCGGCGGCTACCGCGCGGAACTGCCCGCCGACTACGACGCCCAGGTGAAGGCCAACAAGGACGCGGTGGCCGCCGCGCGCGCCAAGTTCAACGAGGGCGAGCTGGAGCAGACTGAGCTGGATGCGGAGCTGGACCGCCTGCAGGACGAGCGCGACACGCTGCGCGACCTGAAGACGCGCGCCACCATGTCGGCCGAGATGCAGCAGCAGTCCACGCACCAGGCCTGGACCGCCACCATCAACGGCTTCTTCGAGGAAGCGGCCAAGAGCGCAGAACTGGGCATCGTGGACTACCGCAAGGACGCGGCCAAGCAGGCAGACCTGGACGCCATGGTGCGTGCCCTGGGCGCGGCGCCCGGCAACGAGCACAAGCCCATGCGCTGGTTCCTGGAAGAAGGGCACCGCCGCGTGGTGGCCCTGCACGGCATTGCCACGACCAAGAAGCCCGCGGACGTGCAGCGCAAACCTGACGCCTCGGCCGTGGTCACCAACCTGGCCGACGTGCCCGGCGGCGCGGGCGATGCCGATCCCGTGAGCGACGAATTCGCCGAGCTGGACAAGCTGGAGGGCATGGCCTACGAGCGCGCGCTGGCCGCCATGTCCGAGGAAAAGCGTGATCGCTACAACCGCCTGGTCTGACACCGCCGCCATGCCGTCCACTTCCTCTACCCCCGACGCGCGCCGCATCTTCGTGGAGCTGCGCATGGGCGATGTGCTGGAGGTGGGCGGCGCCCGCATCCAGCTGGAATTCAAGAAGGGGCAGGCCGCGCGCTTGGTCGTGATGGCTGCCCCTGAAACCACCGTCAAAAAGACACCGGCCGCGCTGCGGCCCGTACCAAGCCTGCCATCTTGAGGGCTGGAACATTTTTCAACCGGGGCGCTGGAGTGCTCGCTACCACACAGGAGCACTCCTATGGGCAAAACAGTGGTGGGCGTGAACAGCCCCCGCGCCGTCAAGCGCTTTTCCGGCAACCTGGCACTCGATGTGTCGCAGGCCTCGTACTTCGGCAAGCGCTTCGCGGCCGTCGGCCAGGGCGCCAAGACCCCCCTCCAACTGCTGACGGATCTGGAATCCGAAGCCGGCGACCTCATCAGCTATGACCTGCTGGCCGAGCTGCGCATGGCGCCTGTCGAAGGCGACGATGTGCTGGAAGGCAAGGAAGAAGGCCAGCGCTTCTACACCGATGAGCTGTACATCGACCAGGCGCGTGCCGGCGTCAACACGGGCGGCCGCATGTCGCGCAAGCGCACGCTGCACGACCTGCGTGTGCGCGCCAAACAGCAGCAGTCCAGCTGGTGGGGCCGCTTCCAGGATGAACTGACGTTCACCTACCTGTCGGGCTCGCGCGGCATCAATGCCAACTTCATCCTCCCAATGGGCTACCAGGGCCGCGCCAAGAACCCGCTGACGGCGCCCACGGCCAACCAGCACCTGTTCGGCGGCGATGCCACGGCCGTGACCAACCTGGACGCGACCGACAAGATGTCGCTGGCCGTGGTGGACCGTGCCCGCGTGCGTGCCGACAGCCAGGGCGGTGGCGCCACCAACATCCCCGTCATGCAGCCCTGCGTGGTCGATGGCGAGGAAGTGTTCGTCATGGTCATGCACACCTTCCAGGAAGACGACCTGCGCAAGGAAACCGGCACGGGCGGCTGGCTGGACCTGCAAAAGGCTGCAGCGGCGTCCGTGGGCTTCAAATCGCCGCTGTTCAAGAGCGCGCTGGGCATGTACCGCAACGTGATCCTGCACTCGCACCGCAATGTGATCCGCCACAACACGCATGGCGCCACGGGCGACCTGGAGACGGCGCGCGCGTTGTTCATGGGTGCACAGGCCGGCGTGATCGCTTTCGGCTCGCCCGGCACCGGCATGCGCTACGGCTGGCACGAGGAAACGGCCGACCGTGGCAACCAGGTCATCATCACCACGTCGTCCATCTTCGGTGTGAAGAAGACCGTCTTCGAGGTCGAAGGCGAAAAGCAGGACCACGGCGTCTACGGCTGCGATACCGCCGCCGCCTCGCGCTGACCCACCCCACCGAATAGAAGGAGTCAGACATGGCTTTCAAGCAACTCAGTGCCGTGGCCGCAGGCCATCAGGCCCCCATCACCCCCGGCGGCTCCGAGCTGGTGCGCTCGCGCTTTGGCCAGCCCCTGGCCATGGCAGACCACGCAGTCGGCGCCCGTGGCGTCATCGGCATCCTGCCCGCCGGCACGCTGCCAGTGTCCCTGTTCATCCGCGTGCCTGCCGCCCTGGGCGCGGGCTTCAAGGCATCCATCGGCCTGGCGGATGCGGCCGGCGACATCAGCGCTGCGGCCGACGACGGCGGCGGTGCCTGGGTGACAGACAACGACGCGGGCGCGGCCGGCGGCTATGTGCACCTGGTGCCCGCAGCCTTTGCCAAGCTGGTGCCCAAGGACGAAGACCGCCGCATCGTCCTCAAGGTCACTGGCGCGGGCACGGCCGCAGGCCTCTTCGCCCTGGACCTGATCTACACGAACGCCTGACAGCGTGTGCGCGCCCCGCAAGGGGCTTTCCCCCGGTGGCATCCGCTGCCGGGGCTTTTTGAACCCCGGAGAACCAAACCATGAAGCTGTTCACTTCGCTGCCCGCACGCAAGGACGGAACCCTGATCGTGCGCCTCAAGGGCGCCACCTATGTCTTCAATGGCAAGCCGCTGGCCTGCGACGTTGAGGACGAGGCAGATGCCAAGCACCTGCTGGCCCGCAACTTCCAGACCGAAGAGGAGTTCGAGGCCGAGCAGAAATTCCTGCGCATGTCTGCCGAACGCGAAGCCCGCCGCGCAGCCCAGGACGGCAAGGCCCCGTCCTCGCGCGGCACCTTCTCGCCCGGCGTGGGCCCGGACGATGAGGACGACCTGGATGGCGGCACGGGCATGCCCCAGGAATCCGACTCGGCCCCCACCGGCCGCGTGCGCAAGGCCTCGCGCGCTTCCAACGTGACCGGCTGATCGCACCATGGCCAGCTGGGAGAACTGGATGCCTGAGCTGGTCCTGGCTGCCCCCAAGGCGCCGGTACCGCTCATCCATATGGCGCTGAACCGCGCCGCGCGCACCCTCCTCAAGGCCACGCGCGCCTGGCAGGAATGGCTGGAGCCCACGGACGTGACCGGCGAGGCCTTCGCCGAATACACCTTCGAGCTGCCCCAGGGCGCGGAGCTGCTGCGCCTGGAGCGCGCCACACTGGCCGGGCGCCCGCTGGAGGTGGCGAAGGCGCGCGACCTGCCTGCCGATCCCTGGCAGCACGAGCTGCGCGGCAAGGTCTACCTGGTCACGACCAACCTGCGCGAGTTCACCGTGCGCACGGGCAGCGCGGGCCGGCTGCAGGTCTACGCCTCGCTGATGCCGTCCCTGCGCGGCAACAGCGTGCCCGACGAGGTGGCCTCGCTCTACCATGAGGCGATCCGCGAGGGCGCCAAGGCCGAGCTGCTGGCCACCGAGGGCACGGACTACTACAAGCCCGACCAGGCCGGCGTGGCCCTGGCGTTCTTCCAGCGCGCCATGGATGACGCCACGGCCGACGTGTGGCGCTCCAACACCAGCCGCGGCTCGCGCGGGAGGGCATCATGGCTTTGACCGTGGCCCAGCTGCTGGACGATGCAGCGCGCGACCTGCAGGACAAGGGGCACATCCGCTGGACCCGCGCGGATCTGCTGGACTGGTTCAACGCGGCGCAGCGCGCCTTTGCCGAGCAGCGGCCGGACCAGATGGCCCAGCCGCGCGACCTGGTGCTGGCCGCCGGGTGGCGGCAGGAGCTGCCGGCCGACGTGCTCACGCTGATCGACATCACGAATAACGCCAACGCCACGCAGCGGCGCATCACCAAGACCGACCTGTGGGTGCTGGACGCCGTGGCCGGCGCCTGGCGCTCGGGCTCTCCGGGCCGCGAGGTGCAGCACTACATGCACGACCTGGGCACGCCGCAGGAATTCCTTGTCTATCCGCCCGTGGCCGCCGGCACCAAGGTGCGCGCCATGGTGGGTATCGCGGCTGTGGACCTGGCCGACGAAAACGGCACGCCCTCGGTTCCCGAGCGCTGGATGGACGCCCTGCGGCACTTCGTGCTGTTCCGGGCCTGGTCCATCGACGCCGAGTTCGGTGGCAACGCGACCATCGCGGCGGCGCACCGTGCCCTCTACAACGAGGCGCTGGGCATTCAGGCCCAGGCTGCGGCCACCACGGCCGTGGCGCAGAAGTAAGCGCAAGAAATCCCCAGTGGTGACCAAGCCTGCCTATACTGCGGGCAATTTCCACTGGGGCGCTGGAGTGCTCGGAACCATAGGAGCCGATATGGCTGGTTTCTCGACCTCCCTCGCCAACGCGATCATCAGCGCCACGCTGCGCAAGCAGGCCTTTCCGGCCATCCGCAACACCTTCTTCGCCCTGTTCACGGCCGACCCTACCGACGCCTTCACCGCCGGCACCGAGGTGGCGGCACCGTGGTACCAGCGGGTGGCCACGGGCGCCTTTGCCGCGCCCAACAACGGCGCCACCTACAACGCCGTGCGCGCGGAGTTCCCGCCTGTCACGGGCGCCCAGGTCACGGTCACGCACATCGGAATCATGGAAGGTGACTCGGCCACCGATGGCACGGCCACTCTCATGTATTCCGAGCCGCTGCCCACGCCGCGCACGCTGCAGATCAATGACGTGTTCCTGGTGGACAGCCAGGCGCTGACGGGCGACTTCACGCTGCAGCTGCTGTAAGCCATGAACCGGGGAGCACTCAATGGCTTCGCGCTGAACGGGCGGGCCTCCGATCCCGTGGTGCGCATCCGCGTGGACGCCAAGGGCTATGCCCGTGTGCGTGCCGGCGGGAGAGTGCTCGCCTATGCGCTGGTCCACTCGGCACCAGCTGCTGCGCTGACTGGCCCGCTGGGCCGCGTGCATGCCAAGCTCTCGGCCGATTCCGTGGCGCGCGCAGCTGTCGAGGGCGTGCTGGGCCGGGTCCATGTGCGCAGCCTGCTGGCAGCCACTGGCCGCGCCATCGTCCAGGTCACGCTGCCTCCCGTGCGCGGGCGTGTGGCAGTCCAGGCCCGGGCCAGCGCCACGGTCACGGCCCATGTGCAGGCCCGCGTTGGCGTGGACGCGACCGCGCGTGCCAGCTTCAAGCCCCAGGCGCGTTTGCTGCGCCGTGGCCCTGTGCAATCCACGCCCACGGCGCGTGGCACAGCCGATGGCCGCATCTACGTGCGCCGCTGGTTGCGTTCGCCTGTGGACGGCAAGGGCCAGGCCTTTGTCGTCACGCAGGGGCGGGTCGAAGCGCGGCTGGCCGCGCTGGTCCAGGCCAAGGCTGCGATCACGGCCCGTGGGCAGCGCCTGGTGCGCGCGCCGCTGCAGGCCCAGGGCGTGGCCTTCATCGACATCGATCCCGCCGTGCACAAGCGCCTGCCCTTCGATGAGCAGGCGCCCGAATCCCGAACCTTCCTCGTGCCCGCAGGAATGACCACCTTCTACGTCACAGACCAGGGGCAAAGCATGTTCCGCACTTCCCCCATGCAGCCTGCAGACACGCAGGACTACGACATCGAGTTCGCCGACTGGTTTCCCCCAGGCGACGAGATTGTTTCCGTACAGCTCAAGGTGCAGCCGGCCATGCCCATGCCGCCGTCCTTTGCCTTCGTGGGCCAGCGCGTGAAGGTCTGGATCTACGCGGGCGGCCTGAGCGGCCAGAAGTACCAGATCAGCGTGGCCGCCACGACCAACGACGGCCGCACGAAAGAGGTGGAGCTGATCGTGCCCATCAAGGAAAAATAGAAATGCCGCAGCTGTATCTGAACAACTTCCAAACCCAGTTCATTGCTGACGTGCGCGCGGCGCCGCAGACAGGCGCCCCGGCCAGCGAACTCGACTACGGCGTGCTGCGCGTGTCCGATGGCGCGGCCGGCACGCTGCTGAATCCTCCCGCCGGCGGCTGGTACGTGCTGACAGCCTACAAGCGCAACGGCTCGCTCGAAACCGACTACGAGATCCTGCGCGTCACCGCCGTGGACAACTCGGTGATCGGTGAATGCAGGCTCACGGTGCTGCGTGGCCAGGAGGGCACTGCGCCCCGGGCCTCCAACTCGGGTGACCTA